ATGTACTCAGATAACACAGGTTTACATGTAGACTATGGGACACTAGGTTTAGGTAGTAAGAAAGCCCACTTTATGTTTAATAAGTATAATCGTAACATGAAAGACGCACCTAAGTGGTTCCAAGGCTTGGAAAAAGAGATAGGATAAACTGATGACATACAAACTTAACAAAGCATCTCTCGACCTTATCAAAGGTTTCGAGGGGTGGCGATCAAAGGCATACCAAGACTCCGTAGGTGTCTGGACAATCGGCTATGGACACACGTCCATGGCTGGTACTCCTAAGGTACACGCTGGCATGAAGATCACCAAGCAAGAAGGTGAAGAAATGCTACAACGTGACCTACAGAAGTATGCCAAGGCTGTAGATGAGGCGGTCAATGTCCCACTAACGCCAAACCAATTTGGGGCATTAGTCTCATTCTGTTATAATGTAGGACCGGGTAACTTCCGTAAGTCAAGTGTCCTACGTTATGTCAACGCTGGTAACTTCAAGGGTGTACCTGCTCGTTTGAAACTGTGGAATAAAGCTGGTGGGCGTGTGCTCCGAGGCTTGACACGTAGGCGAGTAGCAGAAGGTGTCCTGTTCCTTAAGTCACCTAATGCCAAACCCCTGTCACAGTCACGTACAGTGAAGGGTGCAGCTGGTGCAGGTGCTGGTGGCGTAGGTACACTCATCGAACCTATCAATGAGGCTATAGATGTCATCACAGGCCAACAGGAGAGCCTCTCAGGAGCTTCTACGGTACAGATGGTACTAGGTGCCATTATTGTCGTTGGTGCTCTTGTAACCCTCTATGCGCGGTGGGATGACTCACGGGATAAGGGGTAACACTAATGATCACATGGTTAGTAAAGAGCCTCATGTCACCCTTGTTGTCTTTAGGTGAGAAGTACCTTGAGAACGAGGGTGATAAACAGAAGCTACAACATGGCACTGATCGTATTGCCATTGAAGCAGATGCCAGTGTACGTAAAATTAAGTTGAGCCATTGGCTCGGTAGATTACCTCTGTTCTTAGCAGAAGCCTCATGTGCATTGTACATCGCTGCTATCTTTCTGGACAGTACCGTAGCATCTGACTACATTAACCCCTTAAAACTACCTGCGTGGTTTGAGGATGATTTCTCGGTAATAGTGGCATCCCTATTTGGTTTAGCTGCAGCAAAGACCTTTATAGGTAGAAAGTAGTATATATGCCTGAAGAACAGTGGCAACAGTTGGTAGAGACTCGACTGTCAAGGTTAGAGCTAGAGAGCGCAGTTGAGGCTGAGCGTTACAGACAACTAACAGAAAGGCTAGACTCAATAGATGGGCATTTAGGGTGGATATTTAAGTCTGTCTTAGGTGCAATCATTATTGCAGTAGTAACTTTTATTGTTAAAGGGGGTTTGGTAGGGTAATGCCAGCAAGTAAACGTAATTATAAAAAAGAGTATGCCAATTATCAAGGCACATCTGAACAGAAGAAAAAACGAGCTAGTCGTAATTCTGCTAGGGCCAAGATGGTAAAAGCAGGCAAGGCTAAGAAAGGCGATGGTAAAGACGTGGCACATAAGAACGGTAATGCTAAAGACAACCGATCATCTAACTTAAAGATGCAATCAAAGTCTAAGAACAGGTCATACGCACGTACTAAGACTGCACGTAAGAAAAATAAAAAGTCGTAGACATAGAAAAACCCACGTAAGCTAATGAAAGCCTACGTGGGTTTTTTGTTATCTATTGTTCCAATCTGCAGGAGCTTCCCTGCAACCAATTGCCCAACCCTTAGCCCAACTAGGAGGTCCCTGATCTAGCAGGTACTCCGCATGGTGTAGACACTTGACTAGTGTATCGTGTGGCCTTGGTGACCAACCGTCTACTTGGTTGCCATCAACAAAGCCACCGTCAGGTAGGTAGAACATCACTGTTAATAAGTAGATTACCTTCAACCTAACTTCTCCTTAAGTTCCTTATACCCACCGATGTAAACACCCTCTTCAAAGATGGCAGGTACAGTCTTGATTCCTGACCTAGCTAAGAAAGTACGTAGCCACTCAGTACCTGACTCTTCACTAAGGCTTATCTTGGCATACTCAATGTTATGCTCCTCAAGTAACTCCTCAGCAAAAAGGCAGAAGTTACATTTGTTCTGCGTAATCATAACTAACTTATTCATATGATCTCCCCTTTACTTCTTTATCAAACCATCAACCCAAGCATCTGTAATATTCAGAGGTTCAATAAACTTACCCACCGGGGTACTACTATCACCTACATAAAATACATCTAGGTCTGACTTATTGTTAAACACTAAATACGTATGTCGATCAGTACGTGTCTGAATAAGGTATGCCAACTGACTGTGGTAACCTTGGTCCATAATGTAGTACAACACCAGACCACCAATCTGTGCAAAGTTGGAATTAACAGTATTGTCGGGGATGCTGTCAGTCTCCATCAGGAAGGGCGAGTGAAATGCCAAGACACCAAAGACCCCTTGGTTAGGTGCGCCTAAGAATGCAAAGGCACATGCGGATACACAGTAAGACTTAGGTTCTACAATAGCTGTGATGTTGTACTCCTCTAAGAGGTAACCTAAGTAGATACCCTCAATGAACAGGCCACCACCCGACTTAAATGTCATGGTTGTTGTCTCAGGGTTATCCTTAAGGTAACTCTCCACATAAGCTGAGGTCCCCTCTACAAAGGGACCCTTAAACTCTACTGTGGTGGCATCACGCTTATGTAACTCATTAGCCGACAACAGTTCGGTGAAAAACATGATAAACACTGCAATAAGTACAGTGATTATCAGAGGTTTAAAGTAGTTATTATTATCTTCGTTATACATTTTGTTTATCCAATTCTTTTCTGTAAGCAGCAAGAGCAGCATAATAAGCATAATCAGCATCAAGAGCAGCATCAGCAGCAGCATCAGCAGCAGTCTCATAAGCAGCATCAGCAGCGTCAAGAGCAGCCTTTAGTTTTTCTAGTTTAGTCATTCTGTTTCTCCAATTCTTTTACGTAAGCATCACGAGCAACAGCAGCAAAAGCAGCAGCAGCAACATAAGCAATTTTTAGTTCTTCCAATTTATTCATTATATTAATCCTTTGTCCTAAAAAATATATTAGAGCTATCTAAATTGTCATCTAAGAAAGTCTGTGCCTCAACAGAAGCCTCATATTGGTCATAACCTGTGTACAACACAAGACCAGTCACAAGTCCATCCCTAAAGGCACTTGTTAACTCAAGCTCTCGTATAGACTCATCTAACTTTTCCTTAACTTTAACTTGATCTTCCTCAAGCTTCTCTGACTGTTTAACAGACAACTCAAGTGGTGTCAACCTAGGGAATAAACTTTTATCCATTAGCTACCTATATCTACGATTTCACAGCTGTCACCAGAACATGCAAATGTCTGACTACCTGATGTGTTATCTTCCTTTTCAAACTCTTGCAATCCTGACCAGTCAATTGACTTTGGCATGTACCTAAGCAAACGTCTGTACTCAGTTCTGTCAACCTCTTCATAAGGTGCCTGTTGATACGTGTGCTCATCATAGGGCAGGAATGATACACCAGACATCTCATCAAAGTTCTTGTACACAAATGCCCCAACTTCAACCCACTCATCAGAACGAACATTGACCGTAATACTAGGCTTATGCTCACACCAGTGACGTTGGTATGTCAGCCATGTCTCTAGCTGCTCAAGGGCAGTAAGGTCCTCAGTTACTACAGCGCCCTTGGGTGCTGCAATAGGGAAACTAAAGACAGCAGTTTTTGTAGGGTTGAACACGTCAAGCTCACAAGGAATGCCAACTTCAATCATAAACTTTGTCATAGGGTCATTTAAGTCACCACGTACTCTACGAATGTAGTGTGGAGAGTGACGTGGGTGAATCCCTGATGCACTGTCCACTAATTGAGATACTGTACCTGAAGGCTTAACACAGGTAATAGCAGCTGACACAGGGATACCTAATGCTTCTGCCATGTCTTTATTTGTGTCTACTGCCACCTGACGAAGCTTCTCAAGCATTTGGTTAAGGTCCTTGTTCTTAGATGTCATGAGCTTATTGTCCATGATACCCGTAAGTGAGACACCTAACAGACGTTCCTCCTCAGTATTACGCTGCCATACCTTACGAAGGTAAGGGAACTTAGTGTAAGTACTTTGGATTGTACCTAGAATAGTTGCTGCCACCACTTTATTGGCAATATCATCAAAGGTATCTGTAGCACGTACAACCACCTCTGTCAAGTTCATTTATGTTCACCTGTGCTTGCTATACACAGGCGGTATTTAGAGAGTACCCACTCAGCAAACATAACTAACTCCTCAGGAGAAGCATCTACTTTCATCATGTTAGCTCTATGGGATATAACCATAATATTATCTTTTAGATAACCTTTACTATTGTCAATTCTGTCAAGTGCAGGGCTGTTTGGTTGACCCCCTGACCTACCTTTATGACAAATTAACTCAACCCCTAGTATAGGGCAAGTTTTAGGTATGAAAATATCAGAGAGTTCTAAGTTAAAATCTAAACCTTTTTCCTTAGCTCTAGTCTTAGCCCGACGAAACATTTTCTTTTCAGGAGACTCACCTTTTACTCTCTCAGAGTTACAGTTAGGACACAGGGTAACAGTTTTACTCCTATTTTTGAACATAGAACCACACTTAGTACATTCACGTTCTTCCCTTGTTACAATGTAACCTTCTCTATTTCTCATACTAACCTCTAAATACTCCTACGAGTTTCCCCGCAGATCAGACTATATCATCACCCCTTTCTTAGGGGGCAAGGCACTTCCACTCGCTTGAGTGTATGGGCATTATTAACTGTTCTAGTCTCTCACCCTAGTCGTTGAACCTTCCACATCATCCCTGATGGGCTTGGCTGCTGATTACCTTATACTATGTACTTAGGCTTCCCAGCAATTCACCTTGTTTTACTTCTGCTAACTCTAGTCTAACAGAACTGATATGGACGTAAGATAATCTCAGAACACGGGTTTGTACCATAGCGCCAGTGAACATCTGGGCTAGAGTAAACATTACGCCGACCGTTTTCCTTCGACTTGTTAATAGAAGCTTCACGGTTGAAGATGCCACGTTCACCAGAGCCAGATTCCATAAGGTTTAGCCACTCACGCATAAACGAGTTAACATCAGGTTTACTTGAGTAAGCTACACTATTATTAGCCAGTGCTCTCTGTTGGTTATTCTCCCACCACTGACCTACCTTAGCCTGTGCCATACGGTTGCTTGACAAGTTACTTAAGCTGATCATGGCACTACGTCTGACACCGCCTACGACAACAATCTCACCAATCTTACACATCAGATCATGACACTCAATGTCAGTAAGTTTACGTCCATGTGCGTTCTTGAACACATCAATAGTGAAGTTAAACAAATCTACCAAGGGTCCCGGTCCTGATGCACGTCCACCAAAGGTCTTAAGTTTCTCACCAGCTGGGCGCACAAGTGACATATCCCACTTAGGAATAACACCAGACCACAAGTGCTCAAGCAAAACTCTAAATGACTTTGCCCAACCTTCCTTGCTATCACCAACAACAATTGTAGCATCAGTGCTATTCATAAGCTCAGGTACAGGTGGTAGCTTTTCAATCTCCTCACGCTCTACACTAAAACCTACACCAGTGCCACACAACAAGATAAACATAGCTTCATCAAAAGAACGTGGGTGGTCCACTGGTAGGTAAGAGCAGTTGTATGCACAAGTGTTGTCCCGTTGCATTGCCTTACCAGCTGTCATCAAGGCTCTCATTGATGGCATTACGTCAAGGTTTAGGATAGCGTCACGTAGACGATCATTCCCAGAACGATCCCCAATCACAGGGTTTACTACATTATCCATGTAACGGTCCACTGTCTCGCCCCAGTTCTCACGTCTACCCTTGTCCTCAAGCCACTTGGCATAACGGCTAGTGTAGATGAATGTCTGGTAGTCAGTTGGCAAGTAGTTACTATTATTGTTATTCATTTATTTACCTTTGTTTAATTTACGTATAATTTTATCATATTCGTCTTTAGTTGTGTAGTAGCTAAGTACTATTGAAAAAGCATCAGCTGTACGCCTAGCCTCTTCAGGGTCCGCATGAATGTCCCATGTAGGCTTTATAATATTTCCATACATGTAGGTAAGTTCCTTAACTATAATCTTATCAACCTGATCATGTTCTAACTTAATTTTCATCTGTAATCTCCTGACCCTTGTAGCTTGCCACGTTCCTTACGTGACTTAAGTTTTTCAATGTTCATAGCAGCAATATCCGATAGGTTCATACCTAAGTCAGACGCTAATGCCGCTAGGAACCAAAGTACATCACCCAACTCAAGAGCAATGGCATCAAAGTCGTAGTCCGTATCGTCCCTAAGAGACTTAGATATCTTACCTGCAACTTCACCAGCCTCACTAGCTAACCCAAGTGCTGGGTAAATAATCTGAGTGTCTTCAGGGTAGATTGCTGTCTCATCTGCTAAATCTTGGTACTCATTAAAATCTAATGTTTTATCCATACTGCCTCTCCAATGTTTTCATTCTACTATACTCCCCATAAACTTTACTTCTAGCCTCCCTTGCGGCGGCAACAGCCTCCCCAAAGCACTTAAATCTACCAAAGTATAGTTGCTTCTTATCCTTTTTCATCTGTACCTGCCACCCACTAGGGTTCCTATATACGTTATTAGAAGCTTTATTCCATTGGTTTTGCTTATGGGTAACCTCACGTAAATTGCACCACCTGTTGTCAAAAGGTTTACCATTAATGTGATCCACTTGATCAGGCCAACGCCCTTTCATTAAATAAAAAGCTAACCTGTGCTGCCTATACCTCTTACCTGCAAACCTTACCCTAAGAGAACCGTCTGTTGTGGCCTTAGTGGATACTGGTAGGTTTTTAGTTTTCCTTGAGATAACCCCTGTGTCAGGATCATAAGCAAATACCTCTGATAAATTAGTCATGAGTATTCCCTTTTTAAGGTTTCCAGACTGACAAACTGTGGCTCGTATAGACCTGTACCATCTATGTTACGCTTTACAATGACACCCTTCCACCACTCATAATTAGCTTGTCCTGACCAACCCTCAGCGCCACCCTTGTAACAACCTGCCACCAAACCAATTGAGTTAGCTTCGTCTTTAAAGTAGACCCCACGCTTATGTGAGTGACCTACCGTTGCACTTCGGTAACGTTTCTGGATAAGGGCAAACGCATGGTGAACGCCACTCAAGGCCCTGCCATAGTTACCTGCCCCAATAAAGTGAGCATAGTCAACACCATCATAATTATAAATGGCAGGTGCTGAGTTCTCATACTCGTGATACTCATTGAACCACTTGTTTGTATTAAGGTGTTTAAAAGAGATACCATAGCTCTCACCCTCAACACGTGGGTCATATGAGATAGCCGTTTTAATACGGTTCTCATGGTTACCTTCGAACCCATAAAAAGCTGGGCGTTTCTTCCTGTTCTTTACAAACTCATGTCTCAAGCGCTCCTGTGCATCGTTATATGAATTAATGTCTGCCTCATATGACTGACTTACAATAGCCTCAGGCTTACGCGTGTCATAACTATTAAGAGATGCCATGTCAGCACCATCACCTAAGTCAACCACATAGTCAGGCTTTAGATCATATAAGAACTTACCCAGCCATGTGAACCTCTCATTAGACACCTCAGGTTTAGTATGAGCACATGAGAATACTACTGCTGTTTTATTTGTGACCATAGAACGGTAACTCCATTTGGTATTCCTCTTGAAAATCCATAGTATCATCAAAGACAAAATCTACAGACCCCTCACACTCTAACTGGGCAATATCGGCAAGTGCTGACTCAAGTGTGGTGTAGTAAACCTCACGCTCAAGTGTTAAGCCCTCTTCCTCTACTTGGTAAACATTCCAGAACGGAGGAAACCCATCTGGATTATGATAAGTGCCACCAATTAAACCTGTGATTTTCATTACTTTACTACCTTTACTTCATAACCTAACAGGTCAGAGATTTCCTTGACTGACAATTCCTTGACAGGGTTAAGTTTAGCTTTCCATTCAGCTTCTGTGTACTCAATGCCATTGAGGTACCAAGACTTGGAACCATCAGCCCACTCAATAGCTGGACCGTCCTCCCGGTGGCGTTTGCCATTGAGGTACCAATGCTTGGAACCATTACTCAACTCAATAGCTGGACCGTCCTCCCGGTGGCGTTTGCCATTGAGGTACCAAGACTTGGAACCATCAGCCCACTCAATAGCTGGACCGTCCTCCCGGTGGCGTTTGCCATTGAGGTACCAATGCTTGATGCCATTACTAAAAACTATTACTTTGTATGTTTTATACATTTAACCACTCCTTTGGTATTAGGTTGTCAGCATACAAAAAACCATGCTTGTCACACCACTCACCATATGTTGTCTTTGACTTTTTACTTAACTTAGCCTTACTATTACTGAAAACAAACCTTATGTCAAGACTTGGGTGTTGCTTTTTTATAAGTAAATGCTTAGCCCTGTCTCTAGATGTAAAACGACCCTTAGTCTCAATAATAATGCCACTATCTACCAGCTTAAAGTCTGGCTTGTATAACTTAGGCTTATCAACGTAAGGCACACGTTCCAACTCATACTCATAAGAAATGCCCAAGTCATCTAAGAGTTGGGCATTATCCTGTTCTAGTCCTGACCTGAAACCTGCATCAAGTGCTGACTTCCGTAAACGTCTCATTCAGGTGGCTCCCACATCTGACCCTCGAACCTACGTAGCCAAAGTAATCTGGCATTTTCTATAAGTTCATCAAGTGTCTCATAGTGTTCTTCAACAGCCTTATACAGGTCAACCTCTGATACTAATCTATCAAGTATCTTGTCAGCTTTCTTAGGTCCAATACCCTTGACACCCTTAATGTTATCAGCTGTATCACCTGTTAACAACTGAGTATAGAAGAACTTCATACCCTCATCAGGAGTTACATTAGTATGACTGTCCTTATTCCAATTGTAATGCCTACAAGGAAGTTGTAAGAAATCCTTGTCAATTGAGGCTACTGTACACTTGTACTCACAGGCAGCAGCAGCAATGGCAATGTCATCATCTGCTTCCTGTCCATCAGATACCTTGGCATCATACTCAGAGACAAGATATTCCCTTGCATCAGGTAGCATGGGTGGCTTATCTTTTGACCTATGCCCTTTATAAGGGGCAATAGTTGCAATGTCATATCTAAAGTTTTTCTTACCTGTAAGGAAGAACCTTAACTCACTTAAATCACCACCAAAAGCATTAGACACATTAATATTATCAATCATGTCATCAATCTCCTCGTGTAGCTCTTCCAAACTAAAGTCATCCGACTGAGCTTTGAATGAGGTTCGGTAACAGATTATATCTGCATCAACTAAAACTGGCATAACCTATCCTTCCATTCAGCTTTGGAGTAATACATGCCATTGAGGTACCATTCCTTAGAACCATTAGCCCACTCAACAGCTGGACCGTCCTCGCGGTGGCGTTTGCCATTGAGGTACCAAGCCCTGTAACCATCAGACCCTTCAAAAGCTGGACCGTCCTCCCGGTGGCGTTTGCCATTGAGGTACCAAGACTTGTAACCATCAACACCATCAATAGCTGGACCGTCCTCCCGGTGGCGTTTGCCATTGAGGTACCAATGCTTGATGCCATCAGACCCCACAACTACCTCAGGCTCACTAACCTTAACATCTGCACCCTTCATGGCATCGATCATCCAGCCCATGTACTCGTAACCTTTTTCAAGGTCTTGCAGAGGCTTACCCTTATATTTATAACGGTGTTGGTACTTAATTAAATTACCGTGACAATAGTGAATAAAGCCCTCAGGTCCAAGAACCTGACGGATGTA